GACATAACAGACACAAACATCACCAAAGATGAAGATGACATGGTATCGGATTCAGCATCACATCTAGCAACACAACAATCAATTAAAGCATATGTAGATAGTCAAGTGGCGGCCACAAATGAAGTTGTAGAAGATACTACTCCACAACTTGGTGGAGACTTGGATGTAAATGGACAAAGTATTGTAACAGCATCAAATGGCAATATAGTGTTAGCACCAAATGGCACAGGTGAACTAAGAATAAACACAGACTTGGTAGAACAACACGATACCAATGGTTTGATCATACACGATCAAACACAGGATGGTTACACAGATGCGGGTGGCACAAATAGTTCAGGCCTTTATGGCACTGGTGTTCAAGTAGAAACAACCAACGGTGCACCGGCCTTATTATTATGGGGACACAAATCAAATGGAGCCGGTCAATATCCAAACTTATGGGCACACAGATCAAGAGATGATGGTGCTGGCAACAAAGACTTTTTAAATACTGATGATAAAGTATTTGGTTTCTTTGGTGCGGCATGGGATAACAACACAGGTGGCGGTAATGGCACATTTAGAAAAACAGCCGGAATAGATTTAGTAGCATCAGAAGATCACTCAGCAACAGCAGGTGGCGGTAAGATAGTTTTTTCTACCACAGACAATGGCACATTAAGTTATACAGGCACAACCAAAATGACCATTGATGAGCATGTGACAATGGATAGTTTATTGGAACTAAAAGCATATGCTTCGGGTTCTCTACCAACAGGTGTTAATGGAGCCATTATAGCAATATCAGACGATTCACACAAGCCAGCATACTACGATGGCACAAGTTGGAAATACATATCAGACAATAGTGCGGTATAAGGAGAGTGCTAAATGGCGACTCTCACAGCGGAAGCAACTTTAAATTCAACGATATCTGTTGAGTGTGGCCATCATATAGCAACACCGGATGCAACTACAGAGCATATCACTGAGTTTCGCAAAGCAGTAGCAATAAATCGCAACACCAAAGCGGCCGATAAAAATCTAATCGATCTAGAAGATGCAGTATTCTACAATGGCACATCATCAAATTGGCTACTCGAAACAAATTGGTTATCACCATTTAAAGGAGACGAAACTGACATATCGCTGGTATGCTGGATAAAACCTGAAAACTCAATTACACCATCGACCAATATGGATATATTTGGATTGTATGAAGGTATTTCAGACCCGGATGGCCTACAGCTGGCTATTAAAGCTGGTGTACTAAAATCTAAAGTTGGCCGAGAAGGATTTGAAAGAGAAATAATGAGCTCCTCATTCTTTTCAGCACCAACTACAGGCTTTACATGTATAATGGTTAACTTTCGTATAGGAGGTTCCGGTATAAATCAATCATATGACACAACAAAATACAACATGTACTACAACAACAATGATGCACAACCGACTATAAATCCAATATCATCACAAGGTCTAGAGCAACCATTTGGGTATCCAACTATCGGCGGCATTGGTACTACACAAAAATTTTACGGATGTATAGGCCCCATATGGATGGACAACACATATATAGATTTTAGTCAAGCATCTAACAGACAGAAATTTACAAGTAGTGCATCGGATGGTAAATTTAGAGAGCTTGGTATTAATGGAGAACTTCCAACGGGATCACAACCGAAAATATACATCAGAGGCACGGCATCAAACAACACACAATTTGGTAGTTTATCTACGGTTGGCACGGGGCCATATGACACAAATGTATTGACCAGAAATCAATTAACAGATTGTAACCAAGGGATAGCAAAAGTCGATGACTAACTTTACACCAGATCTATCATTTTCATCATCATCTACAGGTTTATGGGAGAGAGTACTCGATCTATCCCAATATCCAATACTGCACGAGTATATAATAAATGGATATAGTGCTGACACATCTGATTTATCAAATTTAAGTTATTTTAATTATCCAGATTATGTTGAAGAATATAGACCAAACGACAAACAATCAATAACATTTACACAAGATGTAGCTGGTACAGATAGTCAAAGGATACAAGTGGTGTTTGATTTTACAGAATACAGCGATTGTACCATAACACCAACAACACACGACATAATCGTAAAATTTACAGCAATACAACCAACGGGTACAGATAGACTTGAAATAAGATCAACAACAGCAATAACACAATTTGTACAACCAACTGCAACAGCAACAGAATACACCACAACACTATCACAATATCAAATGACAGATGGTTTCGTATATGTATGGTTTAGAACTGATAACTTTACTTCAGCACCGGACATAGCTATCAGCAATATCACAGCAAGAATTAAAGCAAAAGGCCGAACTAAATTAAGTCTAACACCAGTTGAATCTAGAGCAGTATCGGTACAAGATGTAAGCAATGTATATGTAAGAGATACAACCCTCAAGTTTGATGATCTAGACTTATCTGTATGGCCGAGCAATTTACAAAGTGACACATACAAATTAAACAGCATTGTATCATTTATGGGTGTTCTAGATCTAGATAGATCGGATCCAGTTAGAAGACCAGGCAGAGCACAAGCAACAGAAAGCATCAACGACACAGCACCGGTAACAACAATCGATCTAACAAAGACCGGAGACTTTCAATATTCCGATAACATATCAACAATAGTTGGAGGTAGTTTATCCGGAGTAGTATCATTTGACCCCGATGTATATGAAGCAACAGGCACGGTTAGGATACCGGTTGATGAGCCCGTGATTACATACAATAGGTTATCAACGACAGGTCTAGAAACACAAACAAGAACTGACTTACAAGGAGTAGCACTATCTCTAAGTCATATCAATCCAGCAAAAGGTGAGTTTGAAAATGCATTTGTAAAAACAAAAGTACTCTTAGATGTATTTAGGACATATGGTGTTATAGATATCAACACAACAATTACAACAGCAATAACATCACAATTATTCATACAGCCGACGGTTAATCTACCAATAACAGCAACATTAACAGCAAGTGCTGTAGTCGATATATCTGTACAACAAACACTAACCGGTACATTTGATCTAGACACCAGCGGTAGGGTACATATATTTTCACCGCCTTCTTCTACATTTGCATCACAATTTACAGCAACAGCGGATGCATTAGTAAATCGAAGAGCATCACCGTTATTCACAGCATCATTTGGTAAAACGGTATCACCTACAATGTTAAGGATAGCACCTGATACCACAACAACAGGTACATTTACAGCAACAACAACACCAACAATGACTCTAGACGGTGTAACTTTAATCAATACAGCATTTACAACAACAGCAACACCATTCTTAACAATTAAAGCACCGGATACCACAACGACAGGTACATTTACAACACAAATAGATGGTGATATAGATATTAATTCGGGTCTAGTTAATCTACCGGTGGTATCAACGACCACAGCGACAGCACAAATGTTTAGAAAAGACAGCAGTCTAGATACACTTACAATTACATCGACATTTGACACAACAACAGGTAGAATACATTTATTCAACTTTCCAGCAACAACATTCACCGGTGATCTAACACTTACACCGGCCGTACATCTTAAATTAAATGGAACACCAAATACAATAAGTTCAGAATTTACATTCGATCCCACAACAGGAAGCATACATTTATTCAACTTTCCGGCCACAACATTTACATTGGCATCAACATTCGATACCACAACAGGTAGAATACATCTATTCAATTTTCCAGATACAACACTTACAGCCAATACAACATTTACAGCAGTGGGTGGTATTCAAAATCTAGGATTAATAAACAGCACTATAGATGCAACATTAACAGCAACACCACCAAATGTATATAAAGTGGTATCTGTCGATTTAACAGCGGCATTCACAACAACAGCAATAGTAATAACTATTCTCAAAAAAGGATTTGTACAAAATGTCGATGAGCAATCAAGAGTATTTAAAGTACAAGCACAGCCTAGAACTATCGAAGCAAACAGAATATTGGCGACAGAAACAACAACAGCAAATACATGGTCTGGAGCAGTTGCATGGAAAAACTTCAACGATTGGACAACAATCATCGATGAAACACACCTAGGTGTGAATGCAGTAGATAGAAATATATCAGTCGCACAGCAAAATAGGACTTACACACCAACAGAAAAAGATACACAACAGCAAGACGATGTACAAAGCAAAATATACACAATACCAATAATAGATAGGTCGATAGCTGTCGCAAACACAACTAGAACACTTTATGCGGTACAAAACCGCACAATAACAACAGATACCATCACAAGGACAATATCTAGTGAAATACTATAGCCTCAACGGGTGGTATAAATACAACTACAAACTCACATAAGGAGAAAACAAAATATGGCTTCAGCTTCAAATTATTTAGAAGATATACTTCTTAAACATCTAATGAGAAATGCTGGTACCAACGGTGGTAACTATGACACAGCCGCACTTAACTTTTATGTAAGCCTACACACAGGCTCACCCGGAGAAGCAAATGACGGTGCAAATGAGCAATCAGGTAATGATTATGCTCGTCAAAGTGCAACATTTGGTAATGTAGCAAATGGATCTGTCAGCAATAACAATACCATTTCGTTTCCACCAGCCAACGGTGATTACTCAGCAAACATCACACACATTGGTGTATATGATGCTTCATCAAGTGGTAACTTATTATTCCATGCGGCACTATCATCACCAAAGGATGTTAATGACGGCGATGTATTCCAGATCAACTCGGGCAGTTTAACGATCACATTGGCTTAGGAGATATAGATGGCATCAATAACAGGATTCGAAAGAGACAATACCGGGGCTTTTATTCGCAAGGGCCCTCTAGAGGTTATGGATTATACCATCGATTTTACAAACTTCTTAACAGGAGGTGATTTAATCGATACACATACATTCACAGCCGATACCGGGATCACGGTGGATTCATCATCTAAATCCGCAAATGAAAAATCGGTATCAGTGGTATTGAGCGGTGGTACAGCCGGCACGGCATACACAATCAAATGTACCATCACAACTGACAACGGTTTGACCGTGGTTAGAAGATTTAGAATAAAATGCGAAGAAATACATCTATAATACAATAGTATTATGATGGGGGCAGACATGCCCATAATATAAAAGGAGGCACTTATGGACAAAGATAAGGATGATCTACACATCGAGAAAGTAGATATAAACAGCATAAAACCATACGAGGGTAACCCTCGTAAAATATCTGAAAAAGCAATACAAACGGTAGCCGATAGTATAACACAATACGGCTTTCAACAACCAATTGTAGTTGACAAGGATTCGATAATTATAGTCGGTCATACCAGATGGTCAGCGGCGAAAGAACTTAAAATACAACAAGTTCCCATCATAAGAGCTGACAATTTATCACCGGAACAGGCCAATGCATATCGCATTATGGACAACAAAAGCAACGAAAACACTCGTTGGGACGACAAAGAACTTACAGAGCAACTGCAACAACTGATCAAAGAAGAAAATCTACAAGAACTTTCATATGAAACAGGTTTTTCTGAAGCTGAATTGCAAAAGTATTTCAAAACAACCACAGATGAAGAACTAGAAGAAAAGTACAAACAAGACACACACTACAAAACCAAAGTAGGCGATATATGGCACCTAGGTGATCACAGATTGATGTGTGGGGATTCAAATCAACCAGAAAACATCATCAAACTGATGGATGGTGAAGAAATAGATCTTATATGGGAGGATCCACCATATGGTATCGATTATTTCTCACCAAATGCAATCAACTATTCATCACAAGAACTAAAGTACAGAGAGCAAGGTAAAGACATAAAAAATGATAAACTGCAAAAGCAAGAGTTTGAGCAGTTCTTACATGATCATCTACAAGCAGTGGACAAACACTGGAAACCGGGAGCTCCTATATATTGGTGTCATGACATAAGATTTACACAAACACTTAGAGATGTAATGAGTAACAACAATACACATATAGCTGACACATTGATTTGGAAGAAAAACAATGCATCTAATTGGATTAGCAATTATATGAAGTTCTACGAACCCATCATATACGGTTGGAAGCTAGGTGCACAACACAAATGGTACGGTAAATCAGCTCACAACACCATTAACTTAGATGAACTAGAGCACAAAACCAAAGAGCAACTGATCAAAATAATTAAATCGATACCTTCAAATTATCAAGAGATAGATAGAGAAGCACAAAAGTTATACAAAATGCATCCAACACTCAAACCAGTCAAACTTATAGTATATCACATCATCAATTCATCACAACAAAATGATATAGTATATGACGGATTCGCAGGAGCAGGATCCAGCATACTTGCTTGTCAAAAAACAGCAAGAAGATCAAGAGCAATAGAACTAGAACCCAAATATGTGGACACAGCCATAAGAAGATGGCAGGATGAAACTGGCCTAGAAGCATACAGATCGGATGGTACCAAATTTAATGAAGTCGAAGGCGAAGAAACGGTCGATCAACTGCTGAATCACCCAGACCTAGAGGATGTACAGACCAATGAATAAAGAGCAAGACACTAGAAAACATGAAAAGTGGGGTACTATAACCAAAGAAGGACTCGTAGTGGGCAGAGGTGATAACAAAAAGGTTATACCACCGGATGAAGTAGAAAAACTGGCCAGATTATGGTGTTCATATCAAGAAATAGCAGATTGGTTCGAATTGCCCAGAGAAACACTTCTATACAACTTTCGTGATTTGATTGCAAAAGGCAGGTCAGAAACGAAACAAGCACTTAGACGGGCACAAATCAAATCAGCACTATCGGGCAACACATCCATGCTCATATGGTTAGGAAAAAATATTCTCGGGCAGGGTGATAATCCACTCGAAAGCGGAGAATTACAGCCTCTACCTTGGAACGATTAATATGGCCAGACCTTTTGTATATAAAGTCATTAACGAAGGAATGCAAGGGCACCATGAATTACTAGTAATCGGTATCGATCACATGTACGGTATCAAACACGACGAAAAGTGGGTTGTGACAGCGACGATCGATACGACAAACGAAAGAACACCGCGGAAGTACAACAGGCCATTTTTAGCAACTCGTAAAGTAGTAGAAAAAAAAGCGGCCGAATTAAATCGACGGTATCATACCGACAAATACAGAGTAGTAGAAATATAATATAGACATACTTGCAAAAAGATGCTATAATGTTTATAGTAAAGGAGAAAGTTACAATGGTACATATAGTACAAGCAACAGCACCAAACACAACAACAATAACAACAAAAGCAAATCGCAAATATATTCTAGAAGAAAACGATTCGTATTATACACAACGATTTGGCTCTACAGCACTAACATACCAAATAAACAATCTAAAATTTGCATACAGCTTATTAAATAATCCTCGCACTATCTTAGATGTAGGTATGAACATCGGTATGAACACAATTGAATATGCAACATTTGCCAAACGAGTAGTTGGATTCGAACCAACACCATGGGTACATAATTGGGCAATTAAAAACATTATATACAACAAAACAAATATAGATAATACAGCTCCGCAAGTACTTAAAGGAGTCAATAAAAATCCATTAGCACAAATAGATACACATCAAATTGGATTAAGCGACCAACCGGCACAAGCAGTAAAATTTAAAAGTGTCAGTAAAAATAATGGACACAACGGTATAGTATATACACAAAAACATAAAAAAGATACCGTAGTACAGCATTTTGAAGCAGACATAAGCACAATAGATCTATTTGCATATAATGATGTAGATTTTATTAAAATAGACACAGAAGGGCATGAATTAAAAGTAATAGAAGGAGGCCTAAACACAATAAAACAATGTAGGCCAGTTATACAATGCGAGATAGTACCGAATCAATGTAAAAGATATAATTACTCAGCTTTAGACATATGGGAACTTCTAGTCGATGGCCTAGGGTACAAAGTATATACTCGCGACGGAGTCGAAAGAACTCAGGGCATGACGGTCGAAAAAAACCAATTATTACACAACGGAGAAAAACCAAAAAAAATGATGGATTATTTCTTCGTATATAAAAATTAGGCCAATAATACAAAGAAGACCGTGAAAACCGTGAAAAGTTTTCACGGGTATCACAGCACAAACAGGCCAAAAAAAAGATAAAAAAAAGATAGACAAGATCAGAAAAAGAGTATATAATAAAAACATATACTCAAAAAGTATATAATAAAAATATAAAGTAAAGGAGATAAAATGAAAAAATCATATATCACGATCGTATCGAAAGACGATCACAAAAATCGCGAGCCGATATACGAAATAAGCGATAGCGAAACAGAAACACTCATCGCATTAAAAACTCGGCCAATGACGAAAGACGACATAGCATCAGATGTATGGGATAGCCCGCAAGAATGGTTAAGTCATGATGCAAAACTACACTGGTTGGTATCAAATACAGATAAAAATGTAAATTTATATGTCGCATCATCATACAACGAAATAAAAGATATAGCATCGGAATATAACTTAAAAACAATACAAGAGGCATAATATCGAAGAATACCGCGGCGACATGTCGCGGTATTCACAAAACAAAAAGTAAAGGAGATAAAATGAAAAAAACAAAAACACAATTTAAAACATATCGAGAATTTAAAACATATGTTGAAAGTCCGGAGTATGAAAACTTTACTCAAGACCAGCAAGAAACAATTTGGAGTAATATACCAATGCATTGGTGCTTCGAATATCTTAAAAGTCAAGGGTCTATATCGATACAAAGCAATTAATATATCGAAGAATATCGCGGCACATCGCCGCGATATTCACATAACAAAAAGTAAAGGAGATAACAATGCAACACCCACCCAAAGAAGATATAGAGCATCTGTTAAAGACCAAAGCCGGTAGATTATATCCACTCGCTATCATAGTTGGTCGCAACAGAGACTTACAAGACGAATTTAAAGAATGGGCAGATCAAAATAGGCCAGGCTGTTTTGATCACTTCGAAGATTGGTTTGATGCCGCATACACTTGGATAGAACTAAACGAAGACAGGCTTAGAAAGATGATGAACTAATGATAGACCAAAAACTTAAAATCAAAATACATCAACTTAGATCACAAAAAGAATACAAGCTCAAACTCATAAGATCAATAAGACAAGAAAATGCATACAAGAGACAGCAAGAAGAAATAGAAAGGGCTGAACTAGTATTCAACAAAACACCAAAGTACGAAGGTCAAAAAATATAAATGATCAAATATACAGCATATGCTATCTTAACGATATATTGGATAGTGATTATCTCTACCTTATTCCTATGATGCAATAGTAGGACGGGGCGGTTAGTTTCCATTTCCGCCCCGAATAAATACACATACAATGCCTTTATCGATAGCACAAAAGTCAGTAGCCGATAGTACCAAACGATATAGATGTTTGGTTAGCGGCAGAAGATTTGGTAAGACACATCTCGCTATTCGCGAATTATGTAAGTGGGCTTCTCAACCTGGATCCAAAGTATGGTATGTGGCACCAACACATGGTATGGCCAAACAAATCGTATGGGATCAAATTAAAAAAAGATTACTCGATCTAAAATGGGTAAAAAAGATCAACGAAAGTGACCTATCGATATATTTAATAAATGAAAGTACAATAGCACTTCGATCTGCAGATAACCCAGATAGACTTAGAGGAGTTGGCCTACATGGTATTGTAATCGATGAAGCGGCAGACATACATCAAAAAACATGGACAGAAGTATTAAGGCCGACTCTAGCAGAGACACAAGGATCCGTGTTATTCTGTTCGACACCCAAAGGTGTAGGTAACTGGGTATATGACATATTCCAACAATCTAAAATAGATCCCGATAACTGGGACAGCTTTCAATATACAACTATCGAAGGTGGCCAAGTACCGCAAGAAGAACTTGATCAAGCTCGTAAAGATCTAGATGATCGCACATTCGCACAAGAATTTGAAGCCAAATTTATCACATATAAAGGCATCATATACTACAATTATGGAGAGCATACAATATACACGGGCAAAGTACCTAAGCTCGAAGACATATCGCAGATATTCATCGGTATGGACTTTAACATATCACCCTTTTCATCGGTTGTGGCCTATAAAACAGATAAAGGTTATGTGGTATTCGATGAAATAGTGATATATGGGTCAAATACAGACGAAATGGTAGAAGAAATAAAAAATAGGTATCCGGGTAAGAAAATAGTGATCTTCCCAGATCCAGCCTCTAGGCAGAGGAAAACATCCGCGGCAGGTCGCACCGATCTAAGCATACTACAAAATGCAGGATTCAATTGCAAGTTAAGATCAGCACATCCTAGGATACGAGATAGAATAAATGCGGTAAATTCGGCACTTAAATCCACGGATAATCATCAAAAATTATGGATTACACCGAACTGCAAACATTTAATTAAAAGTTTATCTAGAATGGTGTATAAAGAAGGGACATCAATACCGGATGACAGCGATAATCTATCGCACTCCGCAGATGCACTAGGTTATATGATAGAATACACTTTTCCTATAACACGAAACTATATAAATAACAATACACCGGCTACTTGGACTATGAAAATACATTAAAGGAAGAGACAATATATGACATCCAATATCAATGATGCTTTCGATACAGACTATCGACTTGAATATTACGGAATCCCAGTACATCCTGATTGGAAACAAAACATAAAAAGATGGCAGTACTATTCTGATGCTTATAACGGCGGTAATAATTTTCGTCAAGGCCGTTATTTGGTAAAATATATTCTAGAATCGGTTGATGATTACGAAAACAGATTAAGAAACACACCTCTAGACAATCACTGCAAATCAGTGGTTGAGACCTACAACTCATTCTTATTTAGAAAGCCACCGACAAGAGATTATGGTGCAATCACAAACGATTCCTCATTGGATCCATTCTTAAACGATTGTGATCTAGACGGTAGATCATTCAATGCATTTATGAGAGATGTAGCAACATATTCAAGTATATATGGTCATGTATGGGTCATGGTGGACAAGCCAGCGACACAAGTAGCCACAAGAGCAGAAGAATTAGCACAAGAAATTCGACCTTATGTTTCGCTAATCACACCGGAGTCGGTGATCGATTGGAAATACTATAGAAAGTCGAATGGTGTATATAAATTATCAAGCATAACACTCCTAGACGGAGTAGATGAAGATCATGTTTATTATAGAACGATAACTGAAACAGAAACAACGGTATATTCTAAAAAAGGTGTAAATCAAGATAGCCAAATACTACAGATTATACCAAATCCAATTGGAGTAGTACCATGCATACCGGTGTATGCAGGTAGAAGCCAAAAGAGAGCAATCGGTATATCGGA